ACATTAATCGTTTTGGTCGTATGCGTAACGATATGGTGTCTATGCTTAAAGATAAAGAAATCGATAAAGCAGTAGGTAAACGTGTACGTGATGGCATTGCTACTATTGATAAAATCGTTTCTAAATTTAAAGAAAATAAATCACTTGTTGGTATGTTGGGTGATATGGTTATTGGATATCATCGTCGATTATTATCTCAAACAGAATTCTATAAAGAATTAGAAAAGTTAAGCGCCAATAGTTTATTTGTTGCCGCTTATGATTTAAGAAATTTAAAATAAAAAGGATATAAAAATGTCAGTTTATTCCGATATTCGTTCATTAGCTGATTCTAACTTTCAACAAGAATCTCGCTTACAAGGTATTTCTTTTGCATTAGCATTAGCACTATCTGTAAAATACATTAATATTGTAGAAGGTAATGATACTGCTGAAGAGACATATAACCAATATGTAACAGGCCCTGTGTCTGAAACAATTTCTACATTTAATGAAAATGTATTGATGGATATCCGTATGTGTATGGATTTAACTAAAAAGTTATTTACCATGCTCTACAATGCTAAATATAAACCTGTAGTAGTTAATGGTAATGGTACTTCTTTACTGTCAGTACTATTTAGCGTAGAAGATTATGTGTCTGAAGAATACTTAGAATTCTTTAAATCCAATAAAACAGGTATTATCAATATCTTTAATCGTTTAAACCAAGACTGAAAGGATTAAGAAATGAATCTTTTTAGTGAAGATATAGAAAGTTATTCATCTGACTATATTGAAGAAGATAATAGTGACGGTATTACATCTATATTTAGTTTAGATTCGTTTGGCGCAGAGGAAGAACAAAATTTACCTGAAGAATATTATCCTGAAAATGATAATGACTTAGATACAAATACTAATGTATCTGTCGAAGGTGGTATCTTTCAATTTGGTAAAGAACTCGATGCTTACCAAGAACAAGCTGAGAATGCTCAGTATTCTAATGCAATAAATAAAGAAACAGACGAAGAGATTGAAAAACGTCACGAAAGAGAAGAAGAAAAGAAACGTGAAAAAGAAGCTGAAGACGAACGTAAATCTGAAAATCGTAAACAAGCATTAAAAGATTTAGGTTCTGATTTAATCGAAGCGGCAAAAGCTACAGGCAAAGGTGTGAAAGAAGTAGCACGTATTGCCTATAACTTAGCCACTGGTTCTAATAAGTAAAGCGTAAAATAGATTAGATACTCCTACTTAATTGTAGGAGTATCTAATTATATTTAAAACTATTTTGATTGAGTACCATTATTTTCTTTTTGGATTCTTTTGATATAGTTCTCTCGAATTTCACTTAATCTTTTTTGGTCATCTTCACTTAAACCAATATGATTAGGAATGAAATATGGGCCAGTCTTATAATCGTTCTCCACAATGTCACCAAATAAATTCATTTTATTAACCTTTCTATCTAAAACCTATGAGTGTAAAACCATTTTCATAGAAATAAAAAGGAAATTGATATGTCTATTAATAAGTATTCTTGGGATGATGTAGATACTACTACCCCAATTGAACAACATAAAGAAAGTAATGAGCCATCAGGTCAGTCTTCTGACACTGAACCTACTACTAATAAGAGCAATACTTCTATTGAAGAAATTCTAAATGCTCCTACAGAAGCAATTAACAATACTGTAGAGCAATTAAAAGAAGTAGAACATACTGACGATGAAGTAGCTAAACTAGAATCTTCTAATGAATCTTTACGTAGTATGTTAGTATTCATTAAAGATAAAGGTTGTATCTCTCGTGAAGATCGTACTACGATAATTGAGATTCAACCAGATATCCCATTAGAAGAAGCAAGTGAATATACTTCTACACCATCTCATCATCTGTTAAGTGAAACTGAAGAGACTATTCAAGAGCAGATTTGTACAAACGAATGTGCGATTAATCAGAAACTGGCTAATGACTACTATAATACCGCATTGCGTTTGTTAACCTATGGTGATAACCGACCAATGGAAGGTGATAGCCTAGAGCCTCAAGCCATTATGGTGATTAATGATAAACTGGGTAAGGTGTATGGTAAGGGTGAAAGTCTGTCACTTCGTTTAACTACTGTTCGTACTATTTTAGATAAAATCTACGCACAATTAGTAGAAGAAAAACGACAAGCTCGTGAAGACATTAATCTAGCTATCTACGATAAAGAAGTATTAGAAGCTGTAGAAACACGTCATGATTGTGTAGCTGAATATACTAAACAAGACCCAGAGGTAGCTGGTTATTCATTCTTGTTCAATGAATACGATAATCCTAAAGTTAATAAAGTAACATTAGAAGAGTTTATCGAGTCTAACTTTAAAACGATTAATTCACCATTTAGTTATCTTGCTTACATGGTAAATAGTAGTCGCATTGGTGATTTAATGGATGTTATCTATTTAAATGGCGATATATTCGATCAAAGTTTTACAGAGAAACTAGATAACTGTGGTGAAGAGTTAAGTGCATTGTATAACTGTATTGCACAATGGGTTGAAACAAGAAGCTCTGAAGCTAATACAGAAATGAAAAAACAAATTGCTATTACAACTAATGCAGTGAATAGATTGCTATTTGGTAACTATTGGAATCGTAAATCTATCGATGAAGTGCTTAAACCTATAGTAAAAGATACTAATGGTAAAAGCTTATTTGGTAAGCAATGTTTAGAAATCCTGAATTCTAACTTCAATAGACTTGAACATACGATTGTTGGCGCTTCTAGTTTGTTAATTAGTGACGTAAGTAGTACTAAGATTTATCTAGATTGGTATAATGATGTCTTAACTAAATCTATTCAAGATAACTTGGTTAAAGGACAAGATGATGATACTTACGCAGCATTATCTGTTTTGAATAACTTAACTAAAGAAGTAATTCGTTATATTAGTTATTCATTCTTAACCAAAACAGTAGCCTATAATCAATTGTATACTTTCTATAATAGCTGTAAAGATGCGATGGCATTGGTATTAGACTTCTTAGGTCAATACAGTGAATCTGAACCAAACGAAACGTTCTCTAAAGAGATTAATAATTTAGTACGTCAATTTGGTTTACAATGTAAAACAGTAGCTGAAGAATTTAGAGCATAAAGAGAATTACTCTACTACCCTTAATTGGGTAGTAGAGTAATATTTCTTATAGTGATTTAATTCTTTCTTCTTCGCTGCTATGTACTTTGAAGTTGAAAGTAACATCTTCATCAACAGATAATGTTTCATCTGATTGAATAGTCAGTTTCTTACGAATAGTAGCGCGTTTACCTTCATCTAACACTGTAAATGAAATAATACGGTCACTACCACCTAAGTTACCCAACGTTAAACCAATAACGTCATCACCGTGTTCTTTTACGAGTTTAGAAACAATAGTAGAAACAGAAACTGTCTCTTTACTGATTTCTTCATTCAATACACGGATAGTAGCTTCTTTAATTTTATTAACCACATCAATGTTATTGTATACTTGACGAGATACAGTTAAGTTAATTTGTAACGATTGTGCTGCATTGATATAAGTCTCAATACCTTCGTTATACATTACTTTTAACTGACCCATAGTCGCTGAAGGATAATAATAGATACCAGTCTGTTCTAGTGTTTTCTCATTAATCGGTGTTAAGTCAGAAACAATCCAATCAATGAATAAGTCTACTAACTCATTACGGTATTCTGTTGCAATATCGTCAGTAGCAAACCAATAAGTAGCATCAATCACCATCAGTTCTAAACGACGGATGATATCACGAGGTCTATCGATAATAGGTTGACCATTATTGTTCAACATGATATCACCCTGACGATGTTTCCAAACCAACTGACCATCGTTATCTACCATTTGTTCACCTTTACGGTGTACTAGATTATATTTAACAGCACCATCTACAATGTTAATAATAGAACCTGTTACAGCATCCTTAGCATATACATCTTCTTCGTATAACATAGGAATGTTTTCAGTATAACGTTTATAGATAACTTCATCAGCATATGTTCTTGCACGAGACCATAACCATTTCAAATGATGTCCTAAACGAATACGGATACTTTCACTCAAGATGACTTTAGCATCATTCTCTAACAAATGGATACCTACTTTATCATCTAAAGTAATACGACTCCAGCCATCTACATTACCATAAAAACCAAATAACAATTCAAAATTATTATCTAACTCAATAGGAATGTCTAAGTCACTAGAACCTTTTAAAGATAAGTTATTAACAATCAAGCAGTGGTTATCATCTAAGTCAAAATTAGTCACCAATTCAAATTCGAAAATAGGTTCTTCATCACTATTTTTACCTACTAATCTACCATTTAGATAAACATCATTTTTATCCTGATAAGGTTTAACTAACAATTGTGCCCAAAGTCTATCATCTGGTAGTTTCTTATAATCAGAATTAGATTTCATCTCTACACGAATGATGTAACCATTTTCAGAACGACGAATACTATACTTATCAGAAACAGTCAATGAGATAGGAATCTTATTGTTACTTTCATTATAGTATTTAGTAATGGCTTTAGGTGAATCTAAATAATAAGCACGTAGTTTAACGGTATCGTCTTCATTATCGACTACGTAGTGGAATGGTGAATAGAACATTTCTTTACTATTCACTTCTTTGGCTCTATTTTCAGCACTCAAGTCCAAGATACGTTTGATTTCAGTATGGTCTAACATAGACATCTTACCATTGTACATGGAATAGATGGAGTTAGGCATAATGGTTACACGTTTCTCGTTGTCTTTTACAGTGCCAGTACCCACTAAACCTGAAATAGTAGTAGTCAGTGTTTCAATGGAAGCCGCCGCTGGTGTAATCAAATCAGAGTTCTCTGGTTTTGGCATACCACGTACTGCCCAATAAGCACGGTTAGTAACATAGTCTACAGATTTAATAATCTTAAAGCTACTATCTAAAGAATGGTCAGTTAATGCAACATGACTAACAGGAACTTCATTAGGACCTACAGTGTTATTGATTACACGGCTGCGTAGTTCCTCAAATGTCAATGGGTCACGACCTTGGTTAACATAGTCTCTACTAAAGATAATAACACTATGTAAAGAAGTTAGCGCACTACTGAATTCATCTAGTTCACTGTAGTCACGATTCTTAGAACCTTGTGGGAAAAAGTCGTAACTATATTGGTCTAGTGTATACGCATCTAAGTTCATGTCTATCTTACCTAAGGTAGTATAGATATTTAGTTTAACACGACCACCTAATGAACCAGAAACCACAGGACTTGCAGCTGGATTAGTCAATTGGTTATAGACTTTAGGGATAGACATAGACAATGTAAAGTCTTCAGTATTCTCTACTAACTTTAATACAGCAGTAGGTTTATATAGGTCGTAAATATCAGGACAATGGGTAGTCGTCATCTCTTTCCATTTAGAAACACCATCACCATGAAATACCCGAGCATAGTAGTAGAAGTCATCAAATGTCTTAGACAATGTAATATTCATGTTAGCAGTGATATTATCTTCAACAGTAATCTCACGTACTTGAATCATTTCCAATACAATAGAAAGACGTTTAGCGCCAGCCATTGCTTGAGATACTTCGTGATAAGCAATATTACTAGACAATGTTTGGATAGGTGATTTTTCAGTAGTATCGTAAGTTACCCTAAAACCACCGTGTTTTAATTGTAAAATGTTGACAGGATAATCTAACATAAAGTCAACTTCACCTACAGTGATTCGCATGCCTCGTGGAATACGCAATAAGTTACCACTACCATCTGGTAGAGGTTTTAATACTTGTAGGATTTCACCATAGTCAAACGAAACAGCAAACTTAGCTTTAGCAGGTAAACCAAATACACCCACCCAATCTAAGTCGCTTAAGTGATAATACAAATCTTCATGTGTTTGAGCAGATACAGGGTATTGTCTACGGTTTAATAACCATGCTTTATTTACCGCACCTGCTGTTTGCATGGCAGACATTTCAAGACATAAAGCAACAGGGTTTTCTGCCGAGATAATACCGAGTTCATTGTCTAACACTTTTTGAATAGTCTTTAATGCATCTCGTTGCAATCGTGCTGGAGAAGCAGAATAGCTAGATACATTTTCTACAATATCCGAAATTAAATCGGCATGTACAGCTTCAGTCATTTTTTAATTCCTCTAATAATTAATAAGGACCAATATTACTTAACAGAATAATATCTTTCTTGGCTTTTACCATATCCTTAGTTGTCCACCATTCTAGTTCACGTGAAATAGGATTAATTCTAGGATAACAATAGTTATTAAATATTGGTTGGTATTTCTTAGACACTTTAACGTAGAATCTTTCACGTAATCCATTTGCCATATTTGGATTAAATAATGTCACAGTATTATTAAATTGCTTAATTAAAATTTCATCCAAATAAATCGCACCAGAACAAGCAAATTCAACATCTACTGTTCTATCAACATAAGGTCTTGGATTATCACTTGGATTAGAATAATCGAAGTAAGGACCGATGTCTACGCTTCTTGGAATCGCATATCCAGTCGCACCCATTTCTTCTACGAACGTTCGGGTCTCATCCATTATGAGGCGATAGATTCTACAAGTGTAGTCCATTCTGCCGTTACCTAAATATTCAGGCCATGGCATCATGCCATATGTTTGATATAAGACAAAACCAATATATTGAATCCAGTAGTAATACAGATATAAAGTGGCACTGCCTTTCATGGCGTGCAAACTTAAGTTTAAACTATATTCTGTATTATAGGTACTAGGGCCATCTGCCATGATGTGTACTTCTTTTAGAATACCGGCAGGTGTACTATGGATACCTAGACCACTAGAAGGCCATCCTGTTAATGATTTTACTAAATTATCAGAAACAGCAATAAAAGGGTAATTTGGGTCAATCAGATTAGAATTAGGATGACGTGGTAAATCACTTTTACCTAGTGAACCACCATATTCAATTTCTTCCATTCTTTTCGCTAAACGCGGTGATAGTATCATTCGTATAGCGTGCATAAGAGAATTTCTATTCTCTGTTAGTAATGGCATCATCTTTCTTTCAATTTTAATATTGGCAGAAGATAAGTTTAAATCTGGTCGAGTAGTAAAGATGTATCCTGGTTGATTGGTATTTGGTTTAATCATGGGTGTGTTAGCAAGAATATTAGGACCTTTAAAGGTATCTGCCATTGCACTTGACACACTAAAACCATGTTTCATTTTTACAAGATGGTCTATAAAATCAACGGTATTGGTAAGAAATTTTTCGGAAAGTCCTGTTAGCCTACCTTCGCGTAGTTCTTGCTCTAAGAACTTTTCGACACTATGTTGAGAATCTGACATTTTATTTTTAACCTTTCTATCTAAAAAGGAATTCGTTATGGATATTGTAAATATGGGTATGACCGCTGTAAATGCAATCGGTAACCAGCTCAAAGCAAATGCTGCTAAAATGATTGCATCTGATTATAACAGCGCTACTTCAAAATCATTATCACAATACACTACAGAATTACAATTACGACCTACATTTGCTATTGAGACAGAGTTACTTAATGACTCCAATATGGGTACATTAATTCAGACAGGTCTAGCAAACTATGCAGGTTATTATATTGTTGCTTTGTCCATTGACAATACTATCAATGGTGTAAGCATTGGTAAAGCTCTGGGTAAATACTCACCTACACGCGATGCGGTAGGTGCAGCTGTTAGCATGATGGGCGATACAGTAGCAGTTGTATCCACATCTTCATATAAACCGGCCATCGTTAGTGGCAACACTACCTTGTCTACACTGAGTAATAAGATTAGTGTGCCGGCAATGATTCCTGATTTACCTAGTAAATATTTGGCTAAATTAGAGGTATCTACAGAGGCTACTTACTACAATCCTCAAAATCCAGAAGATGATTTTGGTGATATTGCTTTAAATAGACGTAATTATCATGAAGGTGCATCTACTGCTGCTAACGAAGATGTAACTGAAGAAATTAATAAATTGGCTAATTTAGGTGCCGGTCGTATTTTGACAGTAGATGTATCACGTGATAAAGCTAAAGCCACAGTAAACATTCTATTAAAACCAGAATTGAAATCTATTCGTTCTAACATGATGGTAGAGATTGCTGGTATTACTAAGAAACCTAAATCCATGCGTGAGCGTTTAATTGCTTACTTTGACCGTGGTACCATTAATTCTGCTTTTGACTTATTGGTTTGCCGTGATTTGATTGAAGCACACCGCCGTAACTTGGTAGAAGATACTACTGGCTATTACGAGAAAACACATAACCGCAATGTAAATAATAAAACAGCTGCTATGTTAACAGGTGAGTTCTCAGTAGGTACTGTTGCTAATACTTGGATTATCTCCGATGCTACTCGCACACGTATTCAAGCTACTATTGGTGCTAAATTAGATAACAAACGTGCTCGTGATAAATTCTTCGAAGAATCTGGTATCATGACCCTGATTGTTTATAACCAAGACTACCAACGTATTTTCATTTACAATCACGGTATTGACGATGTATCTGAAATTTCTATGAACTATCTTGAGAAGAAAGCTAAGTCTGATTCATTTGACATGGATGTATTCAAAATGCTCTCTCAAGGTTCTGCACCTATTATTTAAAAAGGATATTTAACATGTTTGGTAATATTTTAAGTAGTTTAATGAATACCTTTAAATCTGATGATATTTCAGATACCTTAATCGATACACGTAATCGTATTCGTGATGGTGCTCTTGAAGTGGTACAAAGCTGTATCCAAGATACTCAAAATGTAGACTTCAGTAAAAACATGGAATATAAATCTACACTGGCTGCAATCCATCGTAACTATCCACGTGGTACTGCAAAACTGGAATTGTTCCAAGCTTATGGTTTAATCTTAAATAACTGCGATAAACACTTAGATGAATTGATTGGCTTAGTAACAAAATACTTTACTAAAACAGTAGATAAAGACTCCATGACTTATGCACGTGGTCAAATCATGGCTCTAGGTAAGACTATTGATTTTGTAGGTGAGTTTATTCCTAAACACTGCCGTTATGTTATTGTTAAACAAAACGAACTAGCTGGTGGTTTGAAAGCAGAGAAAGTAATCTCACGTGGACAAATTAACTACATTAAAGAAAACACTGTAGAATTCTACAAAGCATTGGTTTCTTTGGCCAGTATTAATATTGGTGAAATTGAGAAGATGTTAAAAGAGATTCCTGATGTGGTCATCAGTGAAGATGGTGCTGAAACAAAAATGTTTAAACAACATAAGCTAGACCCATCTGGTACTTTGAATAACTTCTTATCTGCTTCTACTAACCCATTCTATTATATTGGTATGGCAATTGTAGATTATCAACACAACAAATATAAATTGGCTAAAGAAGAAGTAGAATCTATTAAGATTGAATTGGAAGCCATGAATAGCCAATTGGCTAATGGTCAGGTAGACGCTTATACTGAACGCCAACGTGACCTGGCTATTGAGCGTATGCAGAAGTTAGAGTATCAGATTTCTAAATACGAAGAAAAAGCACGAAATACCAAATACTAAGAAAGGAATAACAAATGCATATTCAAGAAAAGAAAGTCATTTATATTCCACGTAAAAAGTATCCACTAAATAAAAGAAATACCTGTATGGATGATAATGTCCGCTGTTTCCCAGTAGATAATACTCATTCCACTTATGGTTTGGTTTACAATGCTCTTTACGAGATTGAACAAGATACTAAGAAATACAATGGCTATAACCAACCTAATACTGTTTGTAATGGTAAAGGCCCTGGTATTGTATTTCTAAATGGTATTGGTGATGTTGATATGGTTTATCAAACTTACACTCGACATCCAGACTGGTTTAAAGGTAGTTCTTTAGAAGCACTGAAAAACCGTGAGACTGTTTACAACCTTACTTACAATCTATTAAGTAGTGACTGGTATAATTTGTTAAGCAACTACGCTTCTACTGGTAAATTGGGTTATAATGAGTTTATGGTATTTGCCGATGCTCTAAAAGAAATCGGTATTGTTCGTCAACCTAAAGACAAACCAAGATATACGTTGAAACAACATTCTCGTCGCCAAGATGAATTCTATACTGAAAATCAAATTACTCATTTTGAACTTGGTTCTATTATTAAGTATGTTCCAGAACTACATGGTAACTTTGATGACGTTGTATTTGGTGAACCGAATAAAATCAATACTGCTAATCTGATTCGTCATTGTATCGGGTTTGGTGGTATTGGTTATTTGGTAGAATTGTTGAAAGTACTGTATGGTACTCGAACCATTATAGGTTCTGATCCTTATTATTTACTATTAAATAATAGTAAAGACTATTAAGTAAAGGTAGAGAATAATGGAAAACGATTATATGTTGCTAGGTACTCGCCTAGTGGTTAAGAAATAAATAAAAAGGTAAACAAAATGAGTTTATTTGATTTGTCTCTAGAAGAAGATAAAAGCATGGTAACTTCTGGTGTAGAGGGTGAGTACGAAGAACCTGAAGATGTACATCCAGAAGCAGCTGGTGCTGAAGGTGAACAGATTGAACATTTGTCACGCGTATTGAATACTATTGATTCGTTGGAATCTGCCCGTGTAACTTACATGGAGATGAAACGAAATGAAGCAGAATATGGTATTGAAGGTATGCGTGAACTGAATAAAGTTCTTTCTGAACGCATTACTATGGCATACCAAATGAATGGCTTGAAAGAAGAATTCCCTGTACATATTTCTACAGAATCTTTCTCCACATTACATGGTTCACGTAATGCTATTACATTGGCATTAGAAGAACTAGATGGCCGCATTCTTGGTTTGTCTACAGAAGCAAATAGTTTCTTCGACCGATTCTGGCGTAATACTAAAGAGTTCTTTGGTCGTGAGTTTAACCGTATCGAACGTATTAAAGACGATATTACTAAATTAATTAACGACATTGAGAAAACAGGTGATTCTAATGATGCTGGGCCATTTGTTGTTAAGAATGGTTCTGCTTTGACTATTGATGGTAAATTAGCTATTGATAAAGTAGTAACTAATGTAGTAGAAGGTGTGAAAAACCAATTTGGTAATGGTCGATTCATGGAAGATTATTTCTCTGAATTAGAGCAAGCCTGTCATTTCTTCGATAATGCCAATTGGAGTGATGCCAAAGGTGTTGCAAATACTATGGAGAGAAAAAACTTCTTCAAGCTAGGTGCACCATTTAGAGAACTACCTTCCCGTAATGGTAAGTTCAATAATTACGAATGGAAAATTTCAGATTTGAACTCAATGGTTGTTCCAATGCCTAAAGGTAGTGAATCTCTGATCCCTAGTCACCCTTATTCTGATAGTAATAAAATTCATAGAGAACATTCCGGTAATGCAGCTGCTAAAACTTCAGCTGATAGAGAGCTACCTTATGTTGGTAAACAACAATTGTTGAAAAGCTTGAATAATTTCCTGAACTGTTTAAATGATTTGCCAGATGCATCTCAATTTAATTCATTGACTTCTAATATGAAAAAACGTATTGGTCAATTAGTTAAAATGAGTATTCCATTGAAAAAACATCAAAAAGACAGTACTGATTGGAATAGTGAAGACTGGAAAGCTTTAGCTGGTGGTATTATACTTCCAGCCGCGATGCTTATTATTTTGGGTGGTCCTGGTCTCATTGGTTTGGTTACTGTTAGAAGTACTGCTACATTTGGTAATTTAGTACAACACCTTATGTCATCAGATGCTAAACAAAACATTAACCGAAATACTACTCAAGAAGCAGATGGCTTTGTTCGTGGTGGTGTTATGGGTATTGGTTACAGTGTTATTAACGGTTTGTTCCTGAAGAAATATACCAATTCGTTTGAGAATAAAGTAACTCTATTTTTCATTGGTGTTTATCGTGAGTTATATACTGTTATTAAATCAACAGCTAATGCTTTGTTGAGCTACGGTTATGCCTCTATCGGTGAATCTAATAAAATTTAATACTTAGATATCTAGACACTACACGGATATCCGTGTAGTGTCTATTTATTATTATGTTTTAATGTATTATAGATTTTTTCAAACATATACTACTAAATTGAAAGAGAGGAAAATTATTTAATGTTTATCCTCATTAACTTATTTTTATAGAAAGGAATCATTATGTCAAATCGTAAAAACACCCGTAAAGAAAACCTGAACAAATATGCAGATATGTTGCATCGTCAGAATGTGACTTCTGGTAAAAAACCAGAAGCAGATGAAGTAAAAATCACTAAACCATTTGAAGAAAAGGAAACTAAAATGGAACAACAAACTGAATTGGAATCAATCTCTATGGAAGAAGCACTGGATAATCCAGAAGTGGCTGCTTTGTCAGCTAATGTTCTGAAAGAATGTTATCAACTGATTCGTGCTAAAATCGCTGATAACCTTCTGGAAGAATGGAAGGCTGAAATCACTGAAGAGTGTACCGAGGAATCGATGATTGCTCTGCGTAGCTACTTGGCTACTCTGAGTAAAGAGGAAACTCAGGAACTCATTTCAGATGTGGTTAAAGAACTGGTAAACGGCCAACTCTTTAATACCATTAATGATTTGGTTCAAGAAACTGAAGAAAAGCTTGAAGAATCTGATGTGAAAGTAGACCTCATGGAAGAAGCTAAAAAAGCAATTCTCGAAAAGGCAGAACAAATCGAAGAAAAAGCTTTTAGTGATAATCAGGGAACAAAAACTGAAGCTGAAAAACCAGTGAAAGAAATTGAATCTGACGAATTAGTAGAATCTTCTACTGAATCAGAAACAGTTACCGTAGAAGTTGAAGAAGAATCTTCAGAATCTAATGGCTATAACTGGCCTATGAACAAGTTCGGTGAAATGTTTCCACCTAAAAGTGAATAGAATTAAGCAGTACATGGAGTAGTAGATAGGATATCCTATCT